GACACCGTGGCCGCCTGTTCCAGCACCATCGGGCGGTTGAGGGCGTAGCGCGTCATCCCCGATGCCCCCCGGCCGTCAGGCGCACCAGTTCCCAGGCCGCGACCAGCCCGGCCACGGCGGGGGGCATGTCGGGGCGCACCCCGCTGCGGGCGTGGTAATGCTCGGCCGCAAGCAACAGCACGGCCTGCGCCAGATCGGCCGGAACGTCCGACCAGGCGGCGCCGAAGCCCGCGTCGAAATCGATCTCGGCGGTTCCGCCCGATGGCACGGCGGGCAGCATCGCGCCGGTCGCCACCACCTGCGGGCGGTGCCGGTCGGCGCGCAGGCGCCAGCGGGACGGGTCCACCGGCTGGGCCGCGCCGGTCCGGTCGCGCAGGGTCACGGCCAGCACCGCCGCCACCGGCGCCAGCGGCAACGCCTGGGCATCCAGCCAGCGCCAGCCGTCCACCACCAGCCTGAGCCGGCGGGTCAGCAGCGCCTTGGCCGTGCGCGCCTCGATCACCGCCACGGCGGCGGCCAGGAACCCGGCCAGTTCGGCATCCTGCGTGGCGCTGTCGGCAAATCCCGTGCCCAGCCGCAGCTGGGCGCGAAAGGCCGCGACCGGCAGTTCGCCCGGATCGGGCGGCAGAAGGACGGTCAGGTCCATGAACTTTCTCCGGGCGCTGGGGGAAACGGGGGCGGGCCATCGGCGGCCCGCCCCCCGGGGCCGCATCAGGTCAGCGCGAAGCGCAACAGCTTGATCGCGCGGAAGTCGGTCACGTCGCCGCCCACCCGCTTGGTGGCGTAGAACAGCACGTTGGGCTTGGCGCTGAACGGATCGCGCAGCACCCGCAGGTCGGGCCGTTCGGCGATGGTATAGCCCGCGCGGAAATCGCCGAAGGCGATGGCATGGGCGCCGGCGGCGATGTCGGGCATGTCCTCGGCCACCAGCACCGGATAGCCCATCAGCCGCGCGGGCTCGCCCGCCGCCAGGCTGTCGGACCACAGGAACCGGCCGTCGCCGTCCTTCATCTTGCGCACCGCGCCGGCGGTCTTCGAGTTCATCACGAAGGTCGCATTGGCGCGGTAGCCCGCATCCAGCGCATAGACCAGATCGACCAGCGCATCGGCCGGGTTGGCGCTCTGGAAATCGCCAGCCGCCCCGGTGGGGATATAGCCGATCTCGCCCCAGCCCGCCGTCGCATCGGCGACGATGTCGTGGTCCAGGAACCCGCGCGGCTTGTCCGCGCCATCGCCCCCGATGAAGGCCGCAGCCTCGGCGCGCGCGAATTTCTGCGCGATCCGCTCGGCCAGCCAACCCTCGACGTCAAAGGCGCTGTCCTCCAGCAGCCGCTGGCTGGCGCGCGGCATGGCGCTCAGTTCGTGCAGGCGGATCTGGATGCGGTCGATCACCGGGTTGGTCGCGGTCGTGATCGGCCCCGCCTCGGTCGCCCAGCCCGACGACACCTCGCCATGATCGACCAGCACGTCGTACTGCCCGGCCTCGACCGTCACCACATTGGCGATCCGCCGCAGCGAGGCCGCGCCCGTCAGCGCCCCCTGGATGCGCGCCGAGGTCTGCGGATCGACCAGATAGCCGCCCTCGGCATTGACGGCGGTGTTCAGGCTCTTGCCCTCCAGCGCCAGGCCGCGCAGCCCGTCGTCGTCGCCCGAACGCAGATATGCGTCCAGCGCCTTCAGATGCAGGCCCTCGGGGCCGGCCGACCGCTCCAGCGCGGGGCGCGCGGCGGGGCGGGTGGAAAACTTGCGGTCCAGCATGGTCAGTCGCTCTTCCTGCTTGCTCAGGTTGCCGATCATCTCGTCGCGGAAGGTCTTGATTTCGCTCACGAACCCCTCCATCGCCGCCTCCAGTCGCGCAGCCTCGCCGAGGTCCGCGCCGAAATCGCGGGCCTCGGCCCGAACCTCGTCACTCATCGCCGTCTCCTGTCCTCGCCGCGCAGCGCCGCCGCGGCCCTCTCGATCACTGCGGCGATCGCCGCAGCCCGCCCGCCTGCGGCCTTGGCCGCAAGCCGCGCCTCGGGCAGCATCGGGAAGGTCACCAGCGAGACCTCCCACAATTCCAGCTCGACCAGCCGCCGCCCGCCACCCGGCAGGGGCTCGGCCTTGGTCGTGCGAAAGCCGATCGACAGGCCGTCGAGCGCGCCAGCCGCCACCAGCGCCGCCGCCTCGCGGCCGCGGGCCACATCGGTCAGGATGCGCCCCTTCACCCGCAGGCCGCGCGCATCCTCGGCCACCTCGTCCCAGATGCCGATGGGCTGGGCCTGGTCGTGCTGCCACAGCATCCGCACCCGCTCGCCCCGCGCCGCCTGCCGCGCCAGCGCGGCGGTATAGGCGCCGGGCATGACCACATCGCCGCCCCGGTCGCGGATGCCGAACAGGCTGGCGTATCCAGCTACCGTCACCGCATCGCCCGAGGTGGCCACCGCGGTCAGCACCGGGGCCGCGCTGTGGAACTTCGTCTCCAGTCCGATCACATCAGCCCCCTGTCAGATCCGCATGGCCAGGAGCGCCATCGCGCCATGCGCCACCACCCCGGCCGCCAGCCCGTAGACCGCCAGCCACAACCGCTTCTCGATCCGCTCCAGCGCCTCCTCGATCCGGCCCAGCCGGTATTCCAGGCCCGCGCGACGTTCCTGATCCAGCCGCTCCTGGGCCTCGATCCGGGCCTGGGCCAGGTCGAAACTGTCGTAGAGGAAACGCGAGCCGCCGACGGCCCGGCGCTGGGCGCTCATTCCTGGGCCTGCTGCAGGCCCAGAAGCGCCCGCTTTTCGGCCTCGGTCAGGAACGTGGCCTCGGCGATCCGGCGCCACTGCAGGTCGCGCTCCACCGCCAGGGCGGGGACCTGATCCAGATCGGGGCGCAGCTCGACCACAGACCCGGCCTGCGCCGACAGCCAGGATGACAGCGCTGCCAGCACCTTGGCCGCCAGCGGCAGCACAGTCAGGCGGTAGAAGGCGCGGTTGGCCTCCTGATAATTGGCATAGGTGGCATCGCCCGGCACCCCCGCCAGCATCGGCGGCACCCCGAAGGCCACGCAGATCTCGCGCGCAGCGGCTTCCTTGGTCTTGTGGAACTCCATGTCGGACGGGCTGAACCCCATCGGCTTCCAGTCCAGCCCGCCTTCCAGCAGCATCGGCCGCCCGGCGTTGCGGGCGCCCATGTGGTGGCTCTCCACCTCGGTCTGCAGGCGCTGGAACTGATCCTCGGTCATCCGCGACTGGCCGTCGGCGCCCCGGAAGATGATCGCACCGGACGGGCGGGCGGCGTTGTCCAGCAGCGCCTTGGACCAGCGGCTGGCGCTGTTGTGCACGTCGATGGCGGTGGCGGCGGCCTCCAGCGGGCTGAGCCCATAGTGGTCGTCCAGCGGATGATAGGCGCGCAGATGGCAGATGGGCGCGCTGCCATCGGTCATCTGGAACCGGTGCTTGCGCGCGCCCACCGTGTAGTCATAGGCGGCGGGCCAACCATCGGGGCCGGGCACCACGCTCACCCGGTCGGCGCGCAGCACATGCAGCTCGGCCGGCATGCCGCCTTCGGGCGCCACCCCCTCGACATAGGCATTCCCGGCCAGCAGCAGCTGCGCGAACACCGCCTCCAGGAACTCGGCCCGCCCCTGCACCGGATTGGGGCGGCGCAGCAGCGCCAGCACCGGATGCGTCTCGAACCGCTGCCCGGCTTCCTCCAGCACGACCGGCAGGGCGGCGGCAGCCTCGGAAATCAGCCGCACCACCCGGAACCCCATCGGATTGCCCAGGAAGCCCGCCCGCGTCAGGCTGACCGTGTCGCGCGCCGTCCAGGCCACCCGCGCCGTCGCCGCCATCGCCGCGACCCGGCCGCCCTGGCCTGCGGTCAGCGGGCCCACGGCCGAGGCCTTGCCCTCGGGCACCGGTTGCGCCTTGCGCAGGAAATCGAACATGCCACCGCTCCCGTCCTTGCCCGACCAGCGCCGGGTGTCGTTCGAGGGCTGGTTCTAGAGGGCGAAGGTTAGCCGCCCCCGAGGGCAGCGCGCGCCGCCCCGCCCGGTCCGCAACGCCGCCCGGGTTGACAGCGCGCGCCACCCGCGCCACCTCGCCCCCATGCCCCGCCGCCCGCCCCAGCCCGCCCCTTTCGAGGCCCGTCCCCGCCGCCTGCTGGTGGCCGCACTGCTGGCGGTGCTGGCCTTGTGCCTTGCGGCGGGGATGGCGGCGGCGGCGCTGTCTGCGGCATCGGCGGCGCGGGCGCCGGTGCTGCTGGCCGGGGTTCCGGCGGGCCTGCTGGTGGTGGGCGCGATGGCGGTCGAACTGGCCGCCGCCTGGCGGCTCTGGCGCAGCCCCGATGCGGGGCTGACCATCGGGCCCGAGGGGCTGTGGGACCGGCGCATCTCAACCGCGCCGATCCCGTGGGCGGCGTTGCGCTGGCGCAGGGTGACCCGGTCGAACAAACGCGCCGCGATGGATGCGGTGCGGTTCGACATCGACCCTGCGGCGCTGGCCGGGGTCTACGGCACAGCGCGCCTGCTGGCCGCGATCAACCGACTGGCGGGCCTTCTGCCCTATTCGGTGGCACCCGTGGGCCTCGACCGGACGACCCCGCAGATTGCCGAGGCTTGCGCCCGCTACAAGCCGCCCGAGGGGGCCTGATCCAGCATCACCGGCAGTGGCCCGCCCGCCAGCCAGCGGCGCAGGACGGCCGGATACAGCCGATGCTCGGCCCCCAGCACCCGCGCGGCCAGCGTGACAGCGGTGTCATCGGGCAGCACCGGCACCCGCGCCTGCCCCAGGATCGGGCCCGCATCCAGCTCGGCCGTGACCTCGTGCACGGTGCAGCCGGCTTCGGTGTCACCCGCCGCCAAGGCGCGCGCATGGGTGTCCAACCCCGGATACTTCGGCAACAGCGACGGGTGGATGTTCACCATCCGCCCGGCCCAGAGCCCAACAAACCCCGCCGTCAGCACCCGCATGAACCCCGCCAGCGCCACCACCTCGGCCCCCGCGCGCACCAGTTCCGCCTGCACCGCCGCCTCGAACCCCGCCCGGTCGCGGCCGAAGGGGCGGTGATCGACCGCCGCCACCGGCACCCCCAGCGCGGCGGCCTTCACCAGGCCACCCGCCCCCGGATCGTTCGCCAGCACCAGGCAGGGCCGGCCCGGATGGTCGCCCACCATGCTCTCGACCAGCTTGACCATGTTCGATCCCGACCCCGAAATCAGGATCGCAACCCGCCTCACGCCAGCGCACCCGCGTAGCGCACGCCCGAACCGGCCTCGACCACACCCAGCCGCACGACCCGCTCGCCCGCGCCCGCCAACAACGCGGCCAGGTCCTCGGCCCGCTCCGGCGCCACCGCCAGAACCAGCCCGATCCCGCAGTTGAAGGCGCGCAGCATCTCGGCCTCGGCGATCCCGCCCGCGGCGCGCAGCCAGGCAAAGACCGGGGGCAGCGCCCAGGCGCCCAGGTCGATCCGCACCCCCAGCCCCTCGGGCAGCATGCGCGGCACGTTCTCGGTCAGGCCGCCGCCGGTGATATGGGTGATCCCCCGCACCCCGCCCGCCCGGATCGCGGCCAGCGCCGGGCGCGGATAGAGGCGCGTGGGCACCAGCAGCGCCGCCCCCACCGTCCCCTCGCCCCAGGGGCAGGCATCGTCCCATCCCAGCCCCGCCGCCGCGACCACCTTGCGCACCAGCGAGAACCCGTTCGAATGCACCCCGTCCGAGGC